CACAAGTAAAAATCAATAAGTTAGATAATTATCAAAGACTTACAGACACACAAAAACACAGCCAACCACAACAAATAACAGGGATGTGGTCACTTTGTGGATCTTAAATCCAGTGAAAACCTCTCGCCATTAGGCCAGCTAACCCCAAGGCTGTAGTAATTAACGCACCAAACATGAACCTGAAATCTGTTGTGCGTATCTTATCAATATCGCCTCTTACACCCTTGAGGTCGCTCTTCAGCTCCTCAATATCTCTCTTGATGTATGAGATATCAGATTCCATTCGTGCAACACGACTATCAAGAGCGAACTCATCACGACTTGCCTGACTTCTGCGATTGCTCACCTGAACTCCTCCTGGATACGGAATGGAAAAACCCGCGATATAAGTATACTCATTCATCACCTGACCCTTCCTGGTTTTTTTGCGATCCCAGCCAGTTCAATACCGGGGTTACTGCATGCATAGTTATATAACCGCAGTTCTCACAAAAAGATTTGTAGTAATAATTCGCATCACTATCACCCGGGTGACCAGGTTCAAGCCTGAAGTACGTCATAAACTCTTCCCCTTTTTCACCATCCATGAGTTGTTGTAGATTTAACTTACCTGTAGTGGCAGTTATCTGGGTATCTTTCAGCCCGCACCCAGGGCAAACCACCGTCACGTTTTTTTCATCTAAAAAACGGAAGAATTGCCTTGGCGTTATCGATTCCATTTTTTTTATAAACTCCCGTTTTTTCTTTTCCATTTCCCCTTGACGTTCGGAATCGTTCATTTTCGCAACCTTTAAGCTATAGGATTTAATTTCACCGCATCCTGCAAATAATCCGGTGCAAGATGGGCATAAATCATCGTTGTCTGAATCTTGGCGTGCCCCAGAATTTTCTGGAGCGTCAGAATATTGCCGCCGTTCATCATGAAATGACTGGCGAAAGTGTGGCGCAGCGCGTGAACGGCCTGCCCGTCAGGAATGGAAGGGGCAACCGCTTTTATCGAATCGCGCACCAGCGAATAATCCAGCGCCGGAAATACCAGCTTTCCGCCCCGTTTTTTAATTTTGTCAAACAGGCTTTCAGAAATTGGAACAGTCCGGTTTTTACCGTTTTTGGTCCTGGAAAATGTGATCCGGGAATGCAGAACGCGGCGCTGTTCAAGTTCCACCACCTCACCCCATCGCGCCCCGGTGGATAAAAGAATTTCAGTAGCCAGCCGTTCGTCGGGATGCTCTACCAGAACGTCAAGCAGCTGGAGGCACTCCTGCCTGTTCAGATACCCCATTTCGCGCTCGCTGACCTTCATCCCTTTCAGTCCGCTAACAGGGTTATCATTCTGGAAGTGACCGGATGAGATGAGTGCGGAAAACATCGCGCTAAGCGCACCAACCTCGCGGTTTATGGTACTTGGCTGAATCCCCTCCTCCGCTCTTGCCACGCGTAATTCCGTTAACGTGGTGGCGTTGACGTTGTTAACACGCGGATCCCCCATCGCTTCACACACGCGCTGTAATTTGAGGCGTGTGTTCCACCCCGATTTCATCAGTTGCCCGTGAAACTTCCACCATAATTCGATAAGTTCGGACAACGAACGGCGATCGGTCGGCACACTGTTCCATGCGTTATTTTGGTGTTGAGCTAAAACCCAGCGTTCGAACTGGATAGCCTCCGACTTTGTTTTGAACTTTTTACGAATGCGTTTACCTTTGCGCCCATCAGGACGCATATCAACCATGTAGCCACCAGGGATTGATTTTATGCTCATTGGCATACCCCCAGCGTCACAAGCCCACCGTGCCCCCAGCGTTCCATAATCAGCCGTGCAGTGTTCCAGTCTTGCGGACTTTTTGAGAAGGTGATGTGCTTTCTGGCCCATCAGGGGAGAGAGTCGGGCTGATCTGCCCAGCAGCCTCGTTTGTTTTTCCCGTCATGAGCCAATTCATGTACTTAAAAAAACGGGGATGATTAACAATCTTGACGAGAGCTTCGCCGCCGACATTCTCAATCCGACCTGTCTCATAACGGCGTAGAGTACCGATAGGTACATCAATCAGTTCACAAAACTCTTCACGCGTTAACCCTTCCGACTCACGAATTACTCTGATTTTTTCACCAATAAACATTGACAGTGTTCCTATCAGTACAGTATTCTTGATTTCAAGGTGTACTTATAAGTACACAAGAATACAAATAGCCACAGACTGGAAAGGTTACCACATCATGACAAAAGTCTTGAACACATACGGGGAGACGGACTTCAACAAGCTGGCGGCAATGTACCCCTACCGTGATGAGCATGGACTGCCAGTTCTTGAGGAAAGCCTTGAGGACTACGCCAAACGAACCAATCAAGCCCTGAACACTGTTAAAAAACAGGTCGACAGAGCGCAGATCCCTATAAATCAGCATAAAAAAGGCGGGAAACGCACAGTAAATCTCTACGCAATTTTTCTGAAAACCATCATAAACGCAGAGAAATATGTACTCATGACGAAATAACTATTTTCCGCAAATAACGAGGGCAACAACATGACCCCAAGACAAAAATTAACTACCAGCAATAATGATGTATTAATCTGTTCAAATAAACACGTAGTGGCTGCAACAAAGGTCGGCTCATTAATCACTATTCACTTTGCTAATTTCAGCCTGGAGATACAGACCAATAACGAGGGAGAAGCCGCAGCATACATGAATGTATTGAAAAACTCCCTGCGAGAAAAAAGAAACACCGAGGTGCAATAATGCGAAAACATTATTCACAACCATATATCCGTAACAGTGTGCCACGCAGCAATAACCGCTGGAGCCTGCGCGAAATACACGCAACGCCGGGCGGTCACGTTGTAAAGCAAACTGGCGAACACACCTGGTTGATTGAGCAGGCTGGACTCGTGATCCACAGATGCAACCGCAACCCGTTTACCGGAAACCGCATCTTTGCACTGAGCAGCGGCGACAACCAGTTCGGGCAGGATTTCACGCTACACGAAGCCTTGCGAACTGCCGACCGCTTAATTGCGGGGCGCAGCTTTCAGCATCCAGAGCAATAAGTCGAGGCCGCAATGAACGAAGCCTATAAAATACTGGTTAATAATGCGCTTGAACGTTATCACTTCAGGCTGGCTGAGCTGGGCGTAAGCGAAGATTCGACAGCTCGCGAACTGGCAGAACAGGCAATTTACGGTTTATTTATGCACGCGTTCGCCAGCGATGACAAAGTGGCGCAGGAAGAATTGCGTCTTATTGTGGCGGAATTGTTTAACGGTTCCGCAGTTATCGAGCCTTATTTTATAGAGAGGGCAGCATGAATATTTTTATCTCGTGGTTAATTCTCATTCTCGCCATTATTTGCGCGGTGGGTATTATGCGAATCATTAACAGCATTAGAACCATCGAATCATTATTTACTGGCGATAAACGCCATAAATAAATAACCGGACAACACCAGAAAGCAAGAAAACATCCGCAACGGCGGAGGGATTCCCTTACGCCTGAAATAAGGAGCAGCGAATGAGTAAACCACTAACCAGCATTGAGCGAAAAATTGTTTTTATGAATGTGGCAGGCGTGCAGTTCGAAGTGGATAAGCAGGTCATCGTCTCCGAAACGAGATGCCCGGCAGCAGGTGAGCAATGCACCTACCTGACACTGGCAGACGGCACGCAAATAACCGCCGTCACCGACACCATTCGCGAGCTTGTGATTATCAGAGGGGTTAAACGATGACCAGCAAATACACCACCAACGCACGCAAGCCAGGCAAGGAGGCACGTCATCACATTGCCGTTCTGCGCAATCTCATCATGTGCGAAATCGACGACTTTGTGGCGGGACTGGGCCAGCCGGGCGAGC